CTGAGTTATAGATTCAGTTGTTAAACAGTTATATCGCATTAAAGATTTTGCTATTGATTCAACATTATTCGCTTTCAAATTTCTAGGAAAATTGCCTTTGTTTAAAAGCTTACTTAATTTTGCAAAGGTGTCCCCTATTATTATCTTTTCTTCTGATGATGTTCCAATCTGTTGAAACCACTTCTGTAGATGTTCATCTAGGCCAGCAACTGGACAAAATGGTAAATTTGTATTTATTATTTCTTCACCCAATTCGAATTTCACACCTGGTATGAACATTCCATCTAACCCTTCTATCGCAATTTTATTTTCATTATATATTTCTATTATTTTCTGTGATCTATATTCTTTCCACTTCATATTTATTTTAGCCATCTTCTTATCATCTTCTACAGCCTCTTCAACTTCCTTTCTATATCTTAAATAGTAAGCTGAACTGTCTTCCGGCATATTATGATTTTCCATAAGGTATTTCATAGCCGATTTTGATATTTCTATTTTATCTTGAAATGCTGAATTGTCTAATTTCTTCTCAATATCTATCCCTACCTTCAAAACATCTACAACCTGATCAACAATCTTTTTATTATCTTTCTTGGGCGCCTGTTTTAATGCTAGAATACACCTATTTATATCATTCCTTATCATAGGTGACCACTTATACATACTTAATATTATGTCTACATTTGGATCTACAATTGTATGTGGATGCATACCTATACCACCTAAACTCACAGGTGTCCAGATCATTGAAAATGGTAATTGTATTTTTAGTATATTCTCACCTTTACCAACATTCACTTGTCTAACCAAACACCATTCTATGTATAGTCTAACAATAGCATTCACCGTCTTCCCACCTCTAAAAATAAACTCTCTAAATTGTCCAATTCTTGATCTCATTCTTTCAATCGGATCCATAGTTCTATTTATATTTTCAGATTCTTCTAAACATATCTGCATGTACCGTGGAACAGCATAACCACACATCCCTGCCTTTTTAAGAAATTCGAAATGCATAGCTCTAAGCTCTGTCTTCTTTTTAGATAATTCTAATCCTCCAGAAAGTGCAACTTCAAACATTAAATCAATAAAAGCGGATTCTATCTGTGCCTGCATTTCATCACCTATGATATTCTGAAACTGGACAACGGAAATTTGGTCATCACCTTGAAGTTTATAACTTAATACTGATAGATATTCAGAAAGTACATGTGCTTCACCATTTATTATAATTTCCTTTGTTGGTATACAATCAATGACAGTTCTCATAAATGCCATATTTGTAGTGGTATTAGTTAATAACGTTGCAAATTCACCTGAAAATAACCATCCGGTAGGTAATAATATGTACTGCTTCTTTGATTTGTATATTTTAAACACTCCATCATCTAGACTTTTCCAGTTATCATTTAAATAATCTAATGGAGTTACATTACCTAGACATACATACTTCTTTTTGCTCAACTCAGCTGCATAATCAATTGCTATTTTATCAGCTGCTTCTATCATTACAGTTCTCCAATTTTCAAAAGCTTGTGTTTGATCGAATCCACTAAAATCAGCTAATAGTATTTTTATTCTGGTGAGCAGGTTACCCGTATAATTCAAATACCTACCCATTTCAGTCATATATCTACCAGTATCTATACCTAATGTTGAAGTATGTTCATCCTTATATAGTATTTCGGATAAATAGTCAGTTGCTTCACGAGTATGCCTTTCTGCTAAAAATCTTCTTATTGATACACCATATACCATTCTTACTAATCTCGCACATACATAACGAGCGAATAGCCTTCCTGGATCACTGTAACTCAGACTATTCATCATTTTTGTTCTATCAAGTAACTCATATACATGCATTCTAAATGTCATAGCTTTATCAGTAAATTTCCAGTTCACAAAGAATGGTCTATTAACACCAACATCTATCCTTGTACTTGTTAACGCAGGTTCTTTGATCCAACTTCCACCAATATTCTGAATAGTACCGTCTTTTTCGACCCAGTCACCTCCAGTAATAATATAATCGTTTAACCCATTGGATCTTGTTGTTAAATCAGAGTACATTTCAAGAACATATTTATCTT